TAAACCTTAAGCATAAAAATGAGGTACAAAAAAAATTAACTAACGCAATTAAAGTAGGTGATGTAACAATATGTACGGGCCCAGCAGGCACTGGGAAAACAGTAATAAGCGTCGCAGAAGCCTTACAATTACTAAAAAATAATCCAGATAAATATCACGAAATTAAATTAGTTAAATCTATCATACAGCTTAAAGATGAAGATTTAGGTACCCTACCTGGTGATGCTAATGATAAATTAAAGTTTATTATGATGTCTTTCTTAGATGCGTTTTATAAACTTATTGGTGAAGAATTAACAGAAAAATTATTAGAAGCTGGATATATTAAAATGGAAGTTTTTGGTGCCATTCGTGGAAGGTCATTATCAAATTGTATAATACTTTTTGATGAATTTCAAAACGTTACGGATAACAATGGAAAAACACTACTTACTAGGTTTTCTGAAAATACAAAGGTTATTGCATTAGGCGATAGTAATCAAATAGATTTAAATAAACCAGAAAGTAGTTGTTTATTTGAATTGGTAAGAATGGCAAAATTACATCCAGAAGAGGGAGTAAATGTTATTGAATTTACTGAAAATGAAGTTGTTAGACATAGACTCACAAAATATTTTATTCAAATATTTGAACACAAAGATTATAAGAAAAAACCAAATTTTGATAAGGTAATATTACACCCCATAAAAAAAGAAAATTTATTTGTAAAATTTTTAAAAATTTTTAAGTAATAACTTGACTTATATCTTTTTCAACGTAACATAGAGAAATGAAAAGGATAATTTTATGGTTATAGGTATTAGTATTAATGAAGTTTTAAGAGATTTTATTGGGCAGTTAAGCTATACATATAATAAGTACGTTAGCGAAAACAATATTAAAGAAAATGATGTAACTAATTTTAATTTAATTGAATTTTTTCCCTTTAAAAGTATTGACGAATTAAATAAATTTATGTATCTCGAAGCCCCATTAGAAATTTTTGGGCATGCCGACCAAATGTCAGATAATTTAATGACACACTTTAATCATTTTTTAATGAACATTAAAGATGATGGTGAGCATGAAATTGAAATTGTAAGCAAAGAAGCAAATAAAAGCATTCCATCCACTTTTTTCTTTTTATCAAAAACAGGGTGTAGAATTGAAAAAATTAGATTTGTACAAAATTCAATTAACGAATGGGATAATTTAGACGTATTAATCACCGCAAATCCAGATGCCTTACAAAATAAACCTAGCGGCAAAATTAGCATAAAAATAAAAACGTCATATAATCAAAATATAAAAGCTGATTATGAATTAGATTCAATATTAGAATTTATAAAAGATGAAAATTTTAGAAATAAAATTTTAAATACACAAATAACAACTTACGAAGAAATTTAATTTATGATATATTTTGGAGATTCAGCATACTACATTAATCTAAAAGCTTTTGATAAAGCAATTACACTTACACTTGATAAAAGTGAATACGTTACCGAGACCGAAGAAACAATAACGCTTGATGGAGCCAATAATGTTATACAAAAAGAAATTATTTCTAAAACCATTCCAAGGGGTAAAGAAATTGATGCGGCTAAATACTCTTTACTCAATACATGTATTGAGTATATCCTAGACAATGAAGACGTTCAAGACGATACACTAGGTGCCGAAAGAGCATTATCACAAACCTCATTAGGATATAAAATAGCATTCAATACACTTCTTAATGAAGGTATAATAAAAGAAAAATAAAAAATATGGAAGAAAAACAAAAACAAATTGAACAAATTGAGCAGTTTATTAAAAATTTAGACAACAAAGAATTTAATCTTTATTTTTTTACGCTTGACACAAAGGGAAACCCAACTGCTGGTATTGCAAATATTTATGAGCATGTTAAGATATTAAATGAATTAGGGTATAAGGCATTTATTCTACATGAAAAAAATGATTATAAATTACGTGGTGATGAAACTGGCATGGGAATTTCAGATTGGTTAGGTGAAAAATATGCAGCCCTACCGCACGTATCAATAGAAGGGCAAAATTTAAATATTACACCAACAGATTTCATAATTATACCAGAAGCTTTTTCAACAATTATGGACCAAGTTAAAGGATTTCCATGTAGAAAAGTCGTATTATGCCAAAGTTATGATTATCTTTTAGAGCTTTTACCAATTGGTAAAAGATGGGAAGTAGATTATGGGTTTAGTCACGTGATTACAACTAGTGAAAGACAAGCTAACTATGTTAAGAGTTTATTTCCTATGCTTAATACATATGTTGTCCCAGTATCAATACCAAGTTACTTTAAACCTAGTGATAAACCAAAAATTCCCGTTGTAAGTATTCTTACTAGAAATCAAGGTGATGCAGTTAAGATTGCAAAATCTTTTTATTTACAATATCCAATTTACAAATGGATTACGTTTAAAGAATTACGAGGTGAACCTAGAGAAACATTAGCTGAAGAATTAAAAAAATCTTGTTTGGCTGTTTGGGTTGATGATGCGGCTGGGTTTGGTACGTTTCCAATTGAAGCTATGGAATGCGGTACACCAGTTATTGGTAAAATTCCTAATATGGTACCTGAATGGATGGAAACAATTGATGAAAATGGAAATTCAGTAATTAAAAATAATGGCGTTTGGACAAATACAACAATCAACATTCCTGAATTAATTGCAACGTATTTAAAAGTTTGGTTCGAGGATGCAATCCCGAATGAACTTATTGAAACCATGAAAAGTTCAACAGGTCAATACACATTTGAAAATCAAAAAGAAATAGTATCTAAAGTTTATTCTCAATTAGTCAAAGAAAGAAAAGAAGAATTTAATCAAATTATTATTAATGCCAATTTAACATATGCCGAAACTAAGTAAAAACTACGAATACGTTGGTTTTACAAACAACAAACCAATGTTTAAGGTTATAAGTAATCAAAAATGGTACGTTAGATTATACATTATTATCACAAACCCAATTATATACATATTAAAGGGTATTATAAGATATTAAAATAAACAAAAAAATGAGTAATAAAAATTTAAGTGGGATTTCTGTTATACTCCCAATACACGAATTGAATGAAACTGTTAAACCAATGTTTCATAACGCAATAAAAAGCGTAGAACTACAACAAGTATTGCCCGATGAATTGGTAATTGTTGTACCCAAAGATAGCGAAGTAGCTGAATATATTAAAACGGTAGATTTTGAAACAATCAAAAATATTGTTACTATCATAGAAAATGAAGGTGAGACGGATTTTGCAAGCCAAGTAAATTTAGGTGTTAGTAAAGCAAAATCAGAATGGGTATCTTTTTTAGAATTTGACGATGAATACGCCAATATTTGGTTTAAAAATGTTGTTGAATATAGAAACGCACATAGCAATGTTGGTATTTTTATGCCAATTGTTGTTGATACAGATGCTAATGGTAATTTTATTGGTTTTACAAACGAAGCAGTTTGGGCTAGTAGTTTTTCGGACGAATTGGGAATTTTAGATTTAAATGCTTTATTATCATATCAAAATTTTAACATTGATGGTATTGTAATTAAAAAAGAAATTTATGAAGAATATGGTGGGTTTAAACCAAGTATTAAATTAATGTTTATCTATGAATTTTTATTACGAATGGCATTTAAAGATGTCAGAATTATGACAATTCCAAAATTTGGATACAAACATATGAATCAACGTAAAAATTCATTATTTATGACGTATAAAGATACTATTAATCCAGTTGAGGCTAAATGGTGGTTAAATCATGCAAAAAAAGAATATTATTTTGACAAAGATAGAAAAATAACATATGAGAAACAATCTGCATAAATGGTTAATAAAAGGGGCAGAAAACGAAAAAATGAAATGTATTTTGGTCCAGATGAAGAAAAAGCTGTTAACGATTATTTATCATCAACAGACAATGCCGAAAGAAATTTAATTTATAATCAATGGCTTAGAGAACCATTGAACAAAATGATAGAATCAATAATTAGAAGATATAAATTGTATCGTAAGGGTGAAACATTTGAAGATTTACATAGTGACACCCTTTCATTTCTAATGACCAAAGCACATAAATTTGAAAATAGTAGAGGTAAAAAAGCTTATTCTTATTATGGGACTATATGTAAACATTATATTTTAGGTCTTTTAATAAAAGATGAAAAGTATACACGTCAAATGTCATCATATGAAGATATTTCTTCAGATATTGAAGAAAGAAGTGATTTGAGTTATGTAATTGATGATGATAAATTTTTAATGGATGACTTTTTAAAA